GGCGACTCTGGGGGCCACGTTACCACACGGATTGAAGAGGCGATTCCATCGAGTTTCATCCCGGCTCTGAACGCGCCGCGCTCGCCGTCCGGGTCGTTGTCATAGCAGATCGTAACGTCACGATTCAGGAACATTTGCAGCCATGTGTCCTTGAACGTGTTCGCACCGGGAACGCCTAACGCTACCGCGTCTACTCCAGCACGATCTAGCATATCCTGCATACACATAGCATCCCATTCGCCTTCGCAGAGATAGACAGAGGTTTTCCTGCCGAGTCTCTCCAGTCCATAGAGAGAAACGGGAATACTGGGAAGCCCTTTTATTTTAATCCTGGCTAACGGCTTAACGGCGCGCAGGTTGACGACTCTGCCGTCACGGTTACGAACCGGAATGTACCAGTGGAGTCCATCGAACGCCAGGCGTTCCCGCTTCAGGATTCGCGATGGAATACCTCGTGATTTCGCGAGTTGGGCCCACGGAAACGCTTTCCGAACTCGGCGTTGAACCACATACCATTTACGTATATATGTGTAGATATTCCCTGCACTGCCGCACGCCGCGCTTTTACAATCCCACTGGCCTGTTAGCGTGTTGACGTACAGTTTATTGGCTTTTCCGCAGAACGGACAATCACCAATTGTATGGTCGCCGGACTCATACTGGGGGAAGAACCCAAGGGCCTTATAGACTCGCAGAGGGTCAGCGGCCATTGACCGCCTCAAACGCCTCTTTAGAGTCCCACGAACGACGCACGATGGAAACGTCAACCGGAATAGGGATGGAGAAAACCCCCCGCCCAACGCTCTCAAGAGCGCCACGAACCCGCTGAATAGCGTTGTTGGTCGCGTGGGATTTCCTGAACTCGATTACCAGTTCATCATGCACGGGAAGTACCGGATACGCTTCGATCTCCGACTGTGTAATCTCCCGCTCTACGGCGAGAATCCCTAGTTTGAGCATGTCTGCGGCGGTTCCCTGTACAACCGAGTTACAGGCAGAGTACGCTTTATCTTCTGCAACTCGGACCTTGCGGCCGTACAGGGTGCGTACGAATCCGTTTGACCGCGCCTCTTGTGCTATCTCGTCAGTCCATCGAGCAATCCCCGGGTACTGCTCTCTGAACTGCCGGCGCATCCGCTGCGCTTCCAGTCGTGTACAGTAGAGCGAATCCTGGAGTGCGCCAGCGCCTCCGCCGTAGATGCTGGTATAGAGCACGATCTTGCCCCGGTTGCGCGACGTTTTCCGACCTATCGACGCCTCGGCGGCGATGTTATTCCAGCTAAACGATTCAAGCCATTCGGACGCCACAATACGAGATGCTTCAGAGCGTGCGCCGTAGTGACCCGCTTTCTCCGCCGACCAACCGAGTCGTTCCCACGTATCGAGGATCGTCGAATCTCGGCATAAACGGTTTCCTAACTCCAGCGCGATTGACGCAGATTCAATCGCGGAGGGATTGTTCCTACCCCCCCAGAATGCGCGAGCGTTTTCTGTGTGAATATCCCGGCCAGCATTGAATATTAACAGCATTCGACGATCTTGAGCTACGTCGGCGAATATGCGTATCTCCTGTTGAGAGAAGTCGCAGCACACCCAGACATGCCCCCGGCGTGGCCCGAACGGCCCTCGCGCTGTCCACGTCGCTGCAACGGTTTTAGTACCCGAAGCCGTCGCGACGTTTTGAAGATTCGGCTGACGACAGGAGAACCGTCCTGTTCGTGCTCCCGCCTGGTCGATATCCGCGTGAATAACCGCGTCTCCCTCGTCAGTTTCTACGGCCAGACGTGCATATTGGCGCATGTTCGCCGCAGTAGAATCCGTCCCCCGGTACGTCAACAGTTCACGGACAAATGGAGAGTCCATGTGCTCACGCAACGCATCCTGCGAGGTAGACGCCAGGCCGGTTTTTGTCTGGTGGTGAACTGGCAGCCCCAATCCGTTCGGCGGATCGCTATAGAGTACATCGCGAATCTGTAGAGGTGAACGAGGGTTGAAATCCGGTTTCCGCGCGAGTTTACGCAGTTGATTCAGTTCCTCTCGGGAGAGTTTCTCCAACGCTCTACGATGGCGCGCGCATTGTGCGAGCGACACTCGCACTCCTCGGGATTCCATTCGATAAACGGCGTACCACAGGCGATTCTCGATTCGCATGATATGGCGAAAATCGGCATCGGCTGCTAGATGCCAACCGTAGAACTCCCACAGCATCGCAGTTCTGACAGAATCTTGAACACAGTAGGCCTCGCACAAGCCCTCGTCAGAGTACTGGGGATTGAACAGTGAATACGCGCGAGGAAGCCAATAGTCCGTCGCGACTTGTGGACCTAGTTTCCAATCCAGATTTCTCGCGAGTCGGCGCAGGCGTGCGGTTTCCGCTTGGAGACGATCTACGTCCTCCCGTTTGACTCCACAATACCGCATCGACAGACTCTTTAGATTGAACTGTATCTCGGCAGGATTGAAAACCCGTGCCAGGATGAACGTATCGCGGATTGGAGGCGCTACATCTACCCCGATACTGTGAAGCATCCGAACATCGAACTTGACGTTGTGCCCAATTTTGATGATATCGCGACGAGCGAACAACTCACACAGAGAGCGGATATCCCTGTCAGGGACGGAAACCCGCCGCGTGAACGGGTCTACCTGCCATTCGTGGTACTCTGTACGGCCCCGATCGTCGCACAGAGACAGCGCGAACGGGGCGTCGCCATGCCACACACGGAGGCCGGTTGTCTCAACGTCAAACGTCAGATACCGCGTCGGATTGAAGCGCGTTTTCCTCACCGTTTAGTTCTCTCGCGATTTGAATATAGTTGCGGCCGTCTATGTAGTTGTCTGCGTGCCCGGCCCCCGCAGTACACGACGCACGGACGATTTTCATGGCCGCGAGCATAAGCGCGACGATTTCTCCTGGAATCTCTGGCGGGCGATACCCAAAATGTTGAGCGAGTATCCCCCGCCAGGCGTCCCCCGTGGCGTCCAGATTGAGGCGCGGGTCGCCGTAGATGCGCCGGCGCTCAATGCGAATCTGTGCCTCGGGATCGGTTTCAGCCGCGCGAAACACTAGCATCGCAGCGACTCGATCCTGTACTTCAGCCGGATATCCGCTTTGTACTAGCGATTCGAGGAGTGATTGGATTGCGTTGCGGAGTTGCGCGCTTGTTTCGTCGGTCGCTGGCATCGCTATCCCTCGCCGATATACTCCAACTTCTCCAGCCGCACCCGAACCCGCTTGCCGCTGTTGAGTCGGACTCGCGCTTTGCCCTCATTCTCGTCGATGGACAGGATTTCGCCCTCCGCCTCGCGCCCCTTCCAGAGCAGCAGCACCGGGTCGCCCTCGTAAAACGGAGCGTCATCGACGGAAGCCCCGTCTCCGTCCGGCTTGGCGTCGGGCGCGGCGTACTGGTCGGAATCGAGACGCTCGCGAATGTAGGTGTTGACGAACTCGCCCTTTTTTCGAACGTTGATCGTCACAACGGTTTTATCGGCGACGATTTCCTCCAGTATCTCCGGGATTTTCGCGAGGTCAATCTCATTCGGATCGTACCCCAGTTGCAGCAGTTTTCGCGCGAGGAAATCAAGGGACTGCTCGTTCTCCATCCCATCCCAACTGTAATGGGCCTCGCCGGCCTGGTCGCCCTCCAGAATCGCATAGCCCCAGGCAATCTGGAGTCGGCCCGACGTGGTGGCCTCCTCCAACTCGGCGCGCGTGATCTGCGCCACGTAACGGCCCGGAGGGATCGTCTCGAATGCTGGCGCATTCTCTGCCTGTTTCGCCGCCTCGCGCCATTTGCCACGATTCTGGCGAACGAACGTTTCCAACGCGGTTGCCATGTCTAGTCTCCTCGGTTTCGCCGCCGTCGCGGGCGGGTTCTGGCGGGCGAAACGCCCGCAGGGATCGTCGGGTCGCCGTCGGTTTCCTGTTCGTTGTTGAACGCGCGTACCAGATTCGCGTAACCTTCCTCTGGGTTGCGACCCATCGGGATCGCCACAACGCGCCGTTCGCCCTCCTGGCCCCGAACCCAGAAACGCGATTTGAGGCGTTGTCCCGCGTCCAATTCATCGCTTCCGCGAATCCAGAGATAGCGGTCTGTGCCGTGGTATCCGTAATACGCGATCACGTCGGCCACAGCGTTGCAGTACGAACCGGCTTGTTTCGCAAAATTGGGCTGCGTCCGCGTGTACTTTTTGCCCGTCGGGCTGACTTTCTCCGCGAGTACACTGTGAGCCGTCAGCACAAGCCCTTTGCCCGCTCGTGTTATGGCCGCGAGTTGTTCGTGATACTCGCGCCGTACCCCGTTCCACACGTCGCCGAATGAGCCTTCGGAGGGATGCGAAACGCCCTCCTTCTCACAAACCCAGTCCATGCACTTCTCGTATGCAACCGCCGCTGTATCGACAACGACGGTTTTGAACTGGGAATCGCTTTTGAGGAGCGCCACGAGGTCGCGGAACTGCTCCCACGATTCGATGTCGCAACGATACAGAGACAATCCCCCTGCGCCTGGCTCAAACATCGCGAACAGCGGCTTGTCAAACTGCGCTGTTAACGACGTTTTGCCAATCTTCCAATCGCCGTATATCACAGCGATACACTCCTCCAACGACTGTACTGGAGGAGTCGGCGCGGTCGGCAACGTGAGTTGAGTTCGCGTAGGCTTCGTGGGTCGCGGGCGCTTTCCTCGGGATTGCGTGGATCGTGCAGGGCGCGAGCGGCTAGTACTGCGAGCAGAGCGGTTGACGGCAGGCATGGCAGGCTCCTCGGTCGGTCTCCGCAAGTTCATCGGTCGTCAATCAACATCCTTCCCGATTTTCAGTCGATACCGAAGTAAGGTGTGGATTGTTTCGGTTCCTCTATTTTGACGGCTGCGATCAGGCAGCGACGCAGGAATCCGCTGTCGTCTAAATGCGAGTCGATGCATGAAATGCTGTAACCGTTCTGGTTCAGGAATCGTAACGCACAATCGAGCGGGCCGTTCAGTACCTCTGCGCTTTCGCCCTCGGGGCAGTCGGCATGCACCGTCCAGCGGAACATGGGAGCCTCATTTGCCAGCCCTTCGATGATGATGTTATCCCACATTACGAGTCTCCAATTCGACGAAGCACCGGTCCCGGACGCGGTGCTCGCCAGGATGGCCGGCGCAGAACGGTAGATACTCACAGACTCCGTAGCCGCTTTGGCACGCCCCGGAGTTGCGATACGAGGGCGAAATGCCCATAGACCAGCGGCCCAGGCAGTCTAGCATCGCGTCGAACTCGGAGCGCCAGGTCGCTTGTTCCCGCCGCGTGTACGTCGCTGAGAATCTGACGAAGTAGTGTTCGGGGCGCTGTTGAATATCGGACTCGACGCGGTTTAGGAACTCCGCAAACGACTCGCTCTGCTTCTGACGCAGTTGCGGACGGCGAACGAGATTGTAGATTGCGTTACGCGCTGCCGTTCCGTAGATTTGCTCTGCCGCCCACAGATAGAGATTGATCTGCAAATCGTGCCCAAGCCGATCTGCGAGGCTCTCGTCGATTCGACCCCGTGTTTTGGTGTCCAAGACGCAGAGTTTGTCGTTCACTTTGAGGACAGCATCGATTTTGCCGCGAACAAAGATCGGCTTTTTCTTGCGGAAGAACGCGGTTTTGGGGTGATACCGAATAGCAAACTCGCGCTCTACATCGACGAACTCCATGCGCTTCCAATCTCTGTGGTAGTGCAGCGCGTATGCACGAAACAGAACCCGAACTAGAGCGCGAATCTGCGCGTCGCTCTCTGGATCGATGATCCCTCCCGTTTCCTCTCTCTGAATCGCGTCCAACTCATCGCATTCGTCGCAAATCCAATCCGCGAGCGAACCGCTGTCGCCTGCTCTGTCCATTCGGTATCGAGCATACGACTCATATCTCTGGTGAAACAGGGAGCCAAAATGCAGGTTCGTCATGTCGCGGGAGGGAACGATTCCCTGACGATACGACCAATCCGCTTTTTGAGGACACAGCAGAAATCGCTCTAGGAGGGATTGAGTGACTCCATCGCGCCACAAATCCCAGCCTGCGTAAGCAGGCGTCGGTTCCTCAAGCGGTGGGAAAATCTCTTCTTCGTTGCGTCTCATTGATTGATTTCCACAGCAGCAGGTTTAGAGTCCGTACCCCGTCTAACCATGCTGGCGACTCGCAGCCGCCTGCGCGCAGGATTGCCGCAGGATGGACTAGATGCTCGATAATCGTTGCGCTACGCAGCGCGAGCGGCAGAACGGCAGGCATGTACTGGCGGGGCGCTCGCCCTAGCGTGAGCACCATGCTGGGGTGGAGTGCCTCCACTAAATCGACTAACCGAGTTGAGCAACACGCCACCTCGATTCGCTCTGGAGTCCGTGTACGGCTCCCAGTTCGATCCTGCGGTTTACACGCGACGAGATTCGACCATGCCAGGTTCGGTCGTCTCTGGAGGTTACTGCACGCAATCTCAATCATTCTGTCGAGCAGCCTCCCGGCGGGTCCGCAGAACGGGATTCCGAACGCATCCTCCATGTCCCCCGGCCCCTCGCCGACGAATAGACAATCCGTGAATCGTTGCGGGTCCGGGTCAAAGCGGTGGAGTACACGAGTTGGAGTTCGTGAGCCTAGAGGACACTGGCAACAGTCAGTCCATTCACGATCAGTCACGAGATTCACCGAAAATGCCCCTGTCTCCACAAACCGATTCCAACAGCATCCCAACTGTGCGATTTGACCTTCAGCGAGTCAATCTCCGGCAACAAACGGCGGATGCGAGCCTCCACGGCGGGTTTAGATAGCTGTCCCTTCCAAACCTCCACCGTCACCAGGATTGTACTTGTTCCACGCTCATTCAGGGCGCGAGACAGTACGCCTACAAAATACGACAGTTTGACGATATCGCCCCGTACCGCCGCTGCGTAACCGCGCGCCGAACTGCTGAAAATCGCAGGATACTCCAGATACGCCTCTGCCGCCGCGCCCTCTTCAGCGATGCGCGCCACAGCGTCGGCGAGGTGAGAGGCGCGTTCGACGTAGCCGCGCTGATTTCCTCCATAGAGATTCTGCACGCTGATCGGCAGGCATAGCTCCCGTTGCCAGCGCCCGGCATCCCAAACAGCCAGCCCGGTTCCCGTGAGTCCAGGGTCAATCGTGAGGACGGTTGCCATTAGTCCCCCGTTCCAGAATGCTGGCGGTTACGTCCTCCATGAGTTGCTGTGCGCTGTATCGCTTCATATGCACTCGATTCGCCACCGTTTCGTCAATCGTTCCCTCTGAAATCAAATCGAGGTATAACAGCGGTTCGGACTTCTTGGGATGCAGGATTCGATCCTCACTCTGGAGTCGATCCTCACAGGAATACGTGTTTGAGTAGTAAATCGCCGTCGATGCCTGTGAGCAGTCCAGCCCATGCCGCGCCGTTTTCTGTGTTGCTATCAGGACTTGAGGACCCCTAGGCGACGCGAACCGCGTTAGTCGGTCCCGACGATCCGCAGAGGATACTCCGCCGACGATTTCCACGGTGGAGATATCGTTTTCGAGTAGAGTCGTTGAGACCAACTCAACTTCTGCACGGAACCGACACCAAATCACTACTCGTTCTGCGGACAATTCGCCATTGAGTAGATGCAGAATCTCCTGCGATTTCGATTTACCAATGACCCCAGCTTTGGGGTCATGCCCCCCCGCAATGCGCGCGAGCCAAAGCTGCTGCACAACAATCCAGCGGGTAGAAACCTCTTCGCCGCCGGTCAGCGTCGCGATGAAGAGGCGCTCTAACTCGGTATACATTCTGCGTTGACGCGGACTCATTCCCACATGCCGCTTCTCGTATACCTTGCGGCTCCCAATCCCGGCGTCCCTACGCTGGAGTACAAACGCGCGACGATGCACTGCCTCTCGGATAGCTTCGCGAGATTCGCGTTTCGGAACCCAACGATTTTCAGCAGTCGGCCCCACAAAATGATGAGCGCGAAACGGCCAGAACTCGTGGAATCCAACGAACTTTCCGTCTAGGAATCTGAACTGTTGGAACAGGTCTAACAACGACTCTGGGGCGGGCAATCCCGAGAGAACGAAACGGTGCGGGACTTCGCGAAATAGTCTCACCATTAGATCGCTGATTTGCGCCTGCGGATTACGAATCGCTGTCGATTCATCGAGAACAACTGTGTACCAATCTAACCCTGCGATGAACGGAGCAAGCCGTTTTTTGTTGACGTGTGTAATCCCGAATCGATCTTTTCGCGTTGTCGATATCACGGGAGCCGAGGCACGTACCGCCTCATAGTTCACCAGAACCCACACGCGGCGATTCGTAATGCGTTGGAAAGCGTCGCAGAGTACCTCATTCCGAGAATCTTCAGAAAGCCCCCACCCCCGAAGCCAGGTTTCACCCTCTAGCGTCAATTCGTTCGCCCACGAAACCAACGTCGTTAGCGGTGCAATAACGAGGATTCGACTCGGTTTCGGACAGGCGAGTTTAGCCCACCGAATGACGACCAGCGTTTTACCGAGACGCATCTCCAGAAACAGCGCAGGATGCCGTGTACGACGACAATACGCAAGCGCCTTAACCTGGTGGCGCATTAGCTCGCGAAAACCCACTGTGGAGTCCACTCCTGACAGAAAAGCGGGGAGGAGGTTGCCCTCCTCCCCGCAGGTTGCTCGACTCCAACGTTGGGCGAAAGGAGTGAGCGCCGATGTCCGGCGTCAGCTTCGCCGTCGCTTGGGGCGAGTCCTTCCCCGTGTGCGAGGGGACGGCTTTGCGACCTTGCTTCGGGTGTCGGCCTTGGCGGCGGTCGCTTTCGCCTCGCGGGCAGTCCTCCGCGTCGTGGAGTCTGTCTCCGGCTCGGGTTCGCCAAGCTCGAAATAGACCCGCATGACGTTCAGCAGGTGCCGGGAATGCCGCAGGAAATGCGCTACGCCCCGCCCGCCTAGCGTCTGCCAGTGCGTGAGCAGATCGGTCAGGATGCCCGAGAGACATACCGCGTCCGACTCCTCCACGAGGATGAACCATGTCGCGGAGTATCCCCCGCCCATCATTCGGCGATAGAGCGACTGGAACGATTTGTCGTTCTGTCGCGATTTCTGGTCACCTTCCATGCGCGTCAGCAGTTGCCGGAACAACCCGTCCGGGATTCGGAGGGACAGTTCGCCGGGGTGCGTCGGGTCCGGGACCGCCTGCTTTTTGTCCGGCGTGGACGGCTGCGAGCGAGGCAGCGTTTTCGACGATGCCGACGGGCGATTTGGCGTCTGGCGCCTCACCGGACGGCGGCGCTTGGGAAGCCCCTCCGCCTCTTCCTCGTCCTCGTCGTCGTCCTCGTCCTCGTCCTCGTCCTCGTCCTCGTCCTCGTCCTCGTCCTCGTCGTCGTCGTCGTCGCTGGAGTCGAGATCGTCGTCAAGGTCCTCTTCGTCCTCGTCGTCGAAGCCGCTGTCGTCGTCCTCATCCGCGTCGTCTTCGTCTTCCTCGAAGTCGTCCTCGTCCTCGTCGTCGTCGCTGGAGTCGAGATCGTCGTCTTCGTCTTCCTCGAAGTCGTCATCGACATCGCCGGTGGACGG